TGTGGGTTACCTGTAAGGTAAACGTCTTGTGCGCCATAGGCTACGAGCTGCATTAATCCACCTCCCATTTTGTTATACTATTGCTAAAGAAAAAAAAATTTTGATTTAACGTTTTAATTAATTTTAAATTATGCTTTCATACAGAAAAAATAATTATTAAATATGGTTTATTAATCATCTTGATTATTTTGATTTATTATTTTATTTATATTAAAATTATTTTCTAAAAATTTCTTTAAATAATTGTCTAAAAAAACCTCTTTTTTACCTTCATGATTTTTTGTAAAAATATAAACGTCTTTTTTCTTATTTATTTTCCATCCTTCTTCTAAAGCATTATAAAGAAATGCCATTTTATGTAGTTTAATTGGGTCTATTGATAAAGGAGTTGTTAGATCTTGGCTAATATTCATTAGAATTTGGAGAGAAAATGAATATTAAAATTAACTTTATTAATAAATACATAATTAAATAAATAGCAATTTATTTATTTAATGCCGTCATTTAAGCCAAAGGCTAATAAAAAAATCATGGTTTCTAAAAAGTCAAATGTTACAGTAGATAGTAAACATCAAGAAAAAATGAATGAATTTAAAAATATAGATGATGTTATTATTCCAAATTTAAAAAAAGAAAAGCAAAAATATAAAAAACTGCTAAAGAAAAAAAATATCACTCTTGATCAACAATTAGAATTGAAAGATAATATCAAAAAATGCAGTAAAAAAATCAAAGAATATGAAAAAAAAAGGAAAAATTATTTATTGGATAATTCAAAATATGTTTTTGATTATTATGAAAAAAAGAAAGAATTAGCTGATGGTAATGATAGCAAAACAAAAGTACTTCATTCTTTTTTTAGTAAGACAACTGAAGTAAATAAAACAAAAAAATCTGAAATTAATAATACACAAAAATATCTAACAAATATTGATGAATCTTTCATAAATATTAATGATTATCTACATCAACACGAAATTTGTGAAAAATGTGGTGGAGAATTAATTCCTGTTGAATCAGAGGGTGTTATGATTTGTAAAAAATGTTCAAATCAAATAAATTTCATTATTGAACATGAAAAACCATCTTATAAAGAACCGCCTAAAGAGGTTTGTTTTTATGCATATAAAAGAATTAATCATTTCAGAGAAATATTAGCACAATTTCAAGCAAAAGAAACAACTCAAATTCCAGATGAAGTTTTGCAAAATATTCGTTTGCAAATTAAAAAAGAAAGAATTACACTGAAACAAATGAGTAATAAAAAAGCTAAGGATATATTGAAAAAACTAGGATACAATAAATATTATGAACATATTCCATTTATTAAAGATAAATTAGGAATAAAACCTCCAATTATGAAACCACAATTAGAAGAAACGTTATGTTCATTATTTATGGATATTCAAAAACCATATGCTAAACATTGTCCAGACGATAGAGTTAATTTTTTGAATTACTATTACGTTTTATACAAAATGTGCGAATTGTTAGGAGAAACACAATTTTTATCTTATTTTCCAATGTTAAAAGATCCAGTTAAAAGAATAGAACAAGATGATATATGGAAAAAAATTTGTAAAGAATTACACTGGGAATTTATACCTACGATATAATTTTTATTACAATGAATAATAATTATATAGAATTACTTAACGAGGGAATCCAACAAGATTGGCACCAATGCCGAATCCAGCACCAGAACGAGCTGAGACAGCCATGCTTGGTACGTAAGTATCTAAGATACTGAATGTAGCAGCAGCAGTCAATGCGATAAGCATAACTTCATCGAGTTTCATTGAGTGCTTAGGAATAGCATAGGCCGCGATAGCAACCATGATACCTTCAACGACGTATTTTACAATGCGTCTGACGAGTTCGCCAATGTCTAAAACTTGTCCCAATTGTCCGAGCATTTTATATAATTCATCAAGAAAAAAAAATATATATAACCAAAAAAATAGTTTAAAATAAGAAAGCTTAAAATAAACTATAATGGCACAAAAAAGTAATTATCAGAAGCAACTAAATAGTGATGGCACTAAAAATCCTAAATATGTTGATTTGCTTGAGGAAGATAAGCCAATTGCAGGGCAAAAATTCGTTTGTGTTTCTTTTGTTTCACCGGAAAAAATTCTAAAGCAAAAAGATACCTTTTACTTTGAACAATTCCTAAAACATTGGGATTTTTCTAAATCAACCCAGAAATTCACACAGTTTCTAAATTTCATGTCTTTTAAATATAATTTGAATTTTGATAAAGTTATGGCTGATTTTCAAGAATATACCAAATCAGAAGCTGATGACTTAGCAAAAACAAACATTGATGATGATTATAAAAACTTTTTAGATGCTAAAGAAGATGAGCTTGAACAAGAGTTTTTAGAACGATTTAATTTTCAAACCAGCACTAGAGGTATTAAGGTACGAGGTGCTTATCCTACACAGCAAGAAGCAGAGCTAAGATGTAGAATGTTAAGAGAAGTAGATCCAAATCATGACGTGTATGTGGGACCTGTTGGAATGTGGATGCCATGGAACCCAGAAGCATACAAAACAGGTCGTGTTGAGTATTTGGAAGATGAATTGAATCAACTAATGCATGAGAAGAATCAAAACGAAAAAGATGCAAAGGTTGCTTTCGAGAAGCGTGTTAAAGAAGCAAAACGCGCTGCTATTGAAGAAAATGTGAAAATCGCCAAACAAAGTGGAAATAAACTAACTCAGAATATCGATGCTGATGGCAATCTTGTAGGTGTTGCAAATATGAATACAACTGAAAGCGGTTTATCTGATAATGTTTCATCAGCTGATATTCGTAAGGAACTATTTGAAGGTGCAAATATCCGAACACGCGAAGGAGACAAAAAGGAAAAAGAGATGCAAAAAGATACAATACAAATGGAAGTCACTGAGAAAAAAGATTAAATAATTTATAAATTGATTTACAAAATTAATCTATAAATACAATAAAGATGACTGATAATTGCAAACCTAAGTTTACATTTAATGAAAAACTTCCACCTATGACTAAAAAGGTAGAAGTTGAAAAGCCAGCTGAAAAAAAAGCACCGGCAGATGAAAACCCAAAACAAGAAAAGAAAAAGAAAAAGAAAAAACCGAAAAGATGCCAAATGGAAGGCTGTAAAAAGAAATTACCTATTACTGCCTATGATTGTCGATGTCAAAAAAGGTTTTGTAGTTTACATTCAAGCGCAGAAAGCCATAACTGCACATTTGACTATAAAGCCTTTCATAGAAAAAATTTAGAAAGTATGGGAGGATTAGGCGGTGGTAAGTTTGATAGAGTGGAAAACAGAGTTTAATTACCTTCACGTTGGCGAAATGTTTTATCTGGATCTTTGTAAAATGTTTGGTTAACGTTAGGCATAACATTAGTTAATAAGGCGTTTCTATTAGATGATATTAGCATAGGAGGTGTTAGAGTTTGATGTTGACCTCTACCCGATTTTTGATTTATCATCTGTGTATGTGATTGTCCTTGTGTTGTTTCAATGTTTGTTATTTTAGTTTCTCCGTCCAAATTTTGAAATGCTATTCTTGCATTTGTTTCAGCAACATTTGGTTCATAGGTAAAAGTTATAATATGATCATGATTTATTAATCTAGACATTGTTGTATTTGATAATAAAATATTTCCCAAAGCTCTCTGAGCTTGAGATAGAGAGACATTACTGTTAGTACCTATATTATCATCATTGTCTATAGTAGCTCTAGATATAAGATGTGGCATTCCATCTTGATGCCACAGTCCATCTGTATTACCTATTATGGAAGGATGAACAGCAAAATTAACCATTATCAAACTAGCAAACCCTTTTGTTTCATTATTTGTTAATAAATTTGTTTTTTTCATTGTGTTAATTTGTTCTTTTAAGGATTGTTTTGCGAGTTCATTAATATTTTGATTGTCTGGAAGATTTCTCGCTCTTGAGTCAGGATGTTCACCATCGCTATTTAAAACATCAAATAATTCAACATTTATTTCTTGTGTATTGTCATTTATAATTTCCCATTCTGCAAAAATTTCATAATAATTGTTATTACTTCCAAATCCTAAAATAGGTCTTTTTTTAAATGGAATTTGCGATAATTCTCGAGCTATTGTTTTAGTAGCACTATCTTCTGGAAAATCTATTTCAGCAAAAGCAGTAATGCTATTTGTGGGTAGATTTATATTATCAATTTCCAGATTCTCTCCATCCATATCGAATAATTGTATTATTTGTGGAAGATTTAATGATGTACTGTTAGTAAAATTAATTGTCTTAACATGATCAATCATACTTAAACCACTTTGCCATTCTTCTTCAGTTAATCTATTGCCTTCTCTATGATGTATTTGTACAGAAATTATATAGTTAAATGTAAAAAATAGAAAAGTTAACATTAACAGTTTTTTAAGTAGTGGATTGCCTCCTTTCATTGTTTTTTTCCGTCTTTTTTTTGTTTTATTTTTGTAGTTTTGTTTTTTTCCACCTTTAAATTTGCTAGCTATATTTTTAAATATAATAGTTGCGGCTCCATTATTAATTACTAGTTTAATAATTTTATTTTTATCTTGAAACACATTAATTTTCATTGTTGAAGTAAAAATTTCATTTAACCCGTTGATATTTTTATCAATAAAACCAATTGTTTCGATACTCATTAATTATATATATATATCAAAATATATAATTACCTACCATCGACTCTTTTTAACATTAATACGCGGACCTTTTCTCTGAGATTTTGGATCAAATGATTCTTCTTCATCATCTGAACCCATATCTTTACTCATTTCCCAAAACTCTTTTGAACCAAGTTTAAAATCTCTATGAGGATCTGCTTTATACCAAAATATTTGTTCGTCTAATTTATTGGATTTTGCATTATTTGATACAACAAGACACTCATAGTTTTCTGTACATTGATCCATCACTTGGCAAAAGCTCTCAAATGTTGGGAACATACCGGCAAAATTTTCATATATACGTTTTCTATTATTGATATATGGTTCACGTAGGATAAATGTGTAATCAATGTTTGTTCTT